AGTTTCTGTATCGTATCGTAGACCAAATTGCTTGTTAGCAAAAATCAAATCTACCATACTTGTAACTGTAGCAGATTCTAATGTAGTTCTCCAAGCAGGAACAATTTCAGATAACAACGCACCGTCTGGTATGCTACCATTTAAAGTAATTGTACCAGTACCGTCTAATAATGTACCTGTATTGTTAGCTGTTCCGTCTCCGGAGATACTAACAACATCGGCCCAAATATATTCAGCTGAATTGATAACTGTAGCAGTTCCTAAAACTAATTTGTTATTATTAGCTTTGTCAAAATAATATCCTGTTGGAGCAGAAAACTTAATTAAACTTCCAACTGTTAAAAATCTTAACAAGGTACTTGCGTAAGTTCCAACTTTTTGTATTGATTCATATTTGTCAGTGATGTAACCAGTTGTGGCATTAGTATCTGTTGTAACTGTATTCCAGTTTACTTCAATTAGCGATGCTTTCTTTGTATCATAGTTGGCGTAATAAAAATTCTTTAAATCAATAGACTTTAATACATCAATAACTTGATTATATAAAATTGCTTCGATGTCTGTTCGTGTGCTGTACTTAAATCTAAAACTATCTGAATAACTTTGTTTATAGATAACACCATCATCAGCAAACAGGTTGGTCCTGCTGTACTTGCCTGTAGGATCAATTAAATCAAAATATCTGCTAATACCGCTTGCGCTACGATTAACTGCTTTAATTTTAGCAACTTGTTGATTAACGCTTAATGGACTAATGTTATAGTCCTCGGCAGTAATCATTCTATTTTGTGTATAGTACGTTGCTGGCGCATTTGCTTTAATGCTGTCATTTGTTTCAGTTGCTGAACTATTAGAAACGCTAGTTTGTAAACTTACTGTAATTGTTAAGTTTTCAATTTGCCCAATATTAGAAATATATGGTACTGTTACCGTTACATTTTTAATGTCACGTGGATTTATTGTGTAACTTAAACCATTACTAACTCTGTAGTATGCTCTAAAAGATCCTTGTGGCAAGTTTCCAAATACACCGTCACTGAATACTAAACTAACTCTATCATTTGCTCGTGTAACAACACCGTAAATGTTACGAATGTTCTTGTTTAAACTATTATAAATGATATTGTTGCCTTCAAAGCTAGGAACAGGAGCCCAGTATTCTGTTTCAACTCCAGTCTGGCTTAGTCTGTATAACCAAACATCCGAATTGTTAATGTTAACAGCATCTAGGTCTACACTTTCATTTGTGCTAGGTTGTGTTAATGTAAATGTTCCTTGGTTTAATGTACCTTGTTTGAACATTAAGAAGAAACCAGTGTTGCTACTACCGTGGCCTTTGCCGTCATCTCTATATAAAAATGCTAACTGGTTGCCTACGTGTGGTGGTTCTTCGTAGATTGAAGTTTGAGATCTAAATGTTGTACTAACAATTTCAAAATCCATTGCTCTGCCATCTACGGTTTTTGTAAAGGCGTACACTGGAACATCATTATTAGATGCTTGTAATCTATATTGTTCGGTAGGAATACCATAGATTGATTTTTTATCGTCTGGATTTCCAAATTGTCTTGTAGCTGGTAGTGCTGAGTTCAATACTTTAATGAACTGATCTTTCCAGTTTGCGTTGGCTGGGTCATTCCATGTAACTACTTGACCCGATAAATTACGGCCGTTACTGTCGTAAACAGCTTGAGTTGTACTAATAGACGTAAATTTTAATAAGCCGGTAGCTGGTTGGTTACGTTTTGCGTTATAGGACAGCAAACGTGCTAAACGTAATACAGATTCACGGCGTTCTGCTAATTCTAAAAAGTTTTCACGTGCGTTTAAATCTACACGGAAAGCAATACTTTGTCCGAGGAAAGCAATCAAATCAATCAGAGCGAGGTATTCGCTTGATTCAATATAATCGTTATAATCTTCTGGGTAATTTTCGCGGATGTAACTAATCATCACGCGGCGTAGATTCTCAAAGTCGTAACTTTGGAAATCGGCGTTTCTGAAGCTCTGGTATATGCGTTTCCAGTCTTCTGCTACTAATAATCTATTTTGTCTATCGGTTGCTGACATATCTGCGTCCTATATACAGATATTTATCGTGGTTGAAAAACTGCGTATATTAACCGACTAATGCGTTTGCTTGGTCGAATCTTAGCTGAATTGCTTCTTGAATGTTGTAAGGCAAATAGCTTAATACACATTCTATTTGTATGCCAGATTCGTATGTTGTAACAATGATTTGCTGTGCTTGAATCCTAGGATCGTATCCGATAATTTCTTCAACATTCTTAATAATCAGCTGTTTAAGATCCTCTGTTAAGGGTTCAAACAGTACGTCCCATATAATAGTACCAAAAGTAGGATTTTCTAAACGCTCGCCTTGTCTAATATTAAAATGATTGAGTAAATCTTGCTTGATCAAACTTAAATCGTACAAACTGTAAGTGTTTGATTCCCCGCTAATCGTGCTAAAGCCCTTGTAGGTTTTACTACCAGGTGTAGTTGCTTTAGTTGCTGCAGGTTTTAAAACAACTTTATTGTATAAATTTTGGCTAGCTGTCATAGTAGTATTTAAATCTCTGTTGGTTGTTCTTCGGGCGGCGTTTCGTCACCTTTTATCTTGGCAAATGTATCAGTTATTGTAGTATATGTCTTATAAAACTCAGGAACTTCAATAGCACTACCGCTTTCCCTATCAGTTAAATCTGTCTTAAACAATGTAGCATCTAAGTTTTCGTGGTGTGGATAAGGCTCTGTTGTAGGAATACGCAACATAATACTGTTTATGGTTCCGCCATCTTCTGTAGGGTTATCAAACGTTGATAAAGGAGTAGGAGGCGAAGCCGACGCGGCGGAGCCGGCAGCGGCAGCACCAGGGCCGTTCAAGTTAATATTTCCACCAGAAATAGTAGTGTTGGCGGCACTTATTTCCATATTTCCGCCCGATGTAAGTTTATTAGCACCGCTAGTATTAAGGTCAAACCCTCCGCCAACTGTTAAGTTAGTTTGAGCTCCTACGTCAATGTCTAAAGTAGCATTGTGTGATATAGTAGTGGCTCCAGCAATAGTTTCATCGTGTGTGCCATCAATACCTATTGTATTATTTCCGTTAACAATTAGTATTTTGTCACCACCAATTTCAGTCTGATGACGGTCTGCTACTTTTAAATTAAAGTTTCTACCAACTTCGATGTTAAAATCTCTATCAGCGTAAAAGTTAAAATCATTTTCAGTCCTAATGCTAATACTGTCTTTGGCATAGATGTCAATTTTACCGTCGCTAGATAATTCTATCCATGCTGTTCCACGACTGTTTGTAATGTAAATTAAATCTTCGCTGTTATGTAACAGTATTTGATGTCCTGTGCGTGTTCGAATCCTAAACAATTCGTTATGCGGCATTGTTGGATCATCTGGCAAATCGTCATCTTGTTCCAAAGCCGCATAATCAGGCGGGCCGTCTGTGGGTTTTGTTTTGCGAACAAATTTGTCATCACCGTCATCCATTACAAAAGACGTACCGCCTAGACGGCTAACAAACGCAGCCGCAACTTTATCTTCTGATTTACCCACTCGTCCAGTTTTTGCTCCTGAACGTTTGTCTATAGGGCCTGGCGTACTAATACCAAACACACTACTTGGTGTTTCTCTACGTGCGCTCGATGTTGTGATGCCTCGTATATCGTCTCTTAGCAATCCTTGACTATCTAAAACATCCTGTAATGGACTTGCCGGTTTAGGAATGGTTGTTGGATCTGTTGTACTAGCTTGGCTAACACGATTATACTCTGCTACTGGTACACGTTCGTCAATGCCATCAACGTGAAAACTTGTAGCGGCATGTCCTGGAACTTGGAAGTTCATCTTTTCATCAGGAACACAGCCCATCCAATAGCCTTTACGAGGATTACCATCAATAAAAATAACAACAACTACAGTACCTGGGTCAGGTGGTACCATCCACATACCATAACTTTTTTGTGTATTATCGTAATCGTCTTCTTCGCCAACAAAATCAGCAGGAGTTTGTCCGGCAAAAGGACTCATATATTTTACAGTATGGAGTTGTCCGCCTTTATCTTCGTCGTTACCAGCTTCCCTTAAAAGTTGTACTTGTAGTACACCCATGTTTTTAGGGTCGAGGTGACTGACAATTTTAGCCAAGTAAGGGCCTGGGAGGATCTTTCCCGAACTGGGGGCAACTCTTTCTTCTTCTGCCATGTTATTCCTTATTCATACCAGTCCATTTGACTAGTAGTGCTACTGCTACTTGGAGTTCCATCGTTTTCATAATAAACTTCGTTGTTAACTTCGTCTGGAGCCTTGCCTGCGTTAGCATTTTCATTTTGTGCTGGGTTAG